GATATAGATATTTCAGCAGCGTTTATAGATACGATGTTGTCTATTGGTGAATCGGAAGACTGCTCTTGTGCTGTCTTTGTTATCTTAGGCATTGTTTTTCTCCTGTAACCCTAGTAAGTTTAATGTTGCTTGTGTTTGTTCTTCTATATCCATATTATCTGTTTCTATAACAAAAGATGCTATGTCTTTTACCTTGTCTAAAAACATCTCACTTGAATGTGAGCTTTGTTCTGTAGTAGATAGTCTACCATCTCTTTTGAGTAAACGGTTGTTCAATGTTTCTTCTGTTGCAGAATAATATATTACAATACCGTTAGGCATTTTGAGAATTGATTTTGCTTCGTTTTCATATCTGACATCCGATATTATAACACAGAAAGGATTTTCTTCTGCGTCTTCGTCTATCGAAGATACGTATTTTCTATATAGATTCATTGTTTTATATATGGCCCAATGACAGAAACAGTCTGTGTAACCGTCTCTACAAATATCTCCAGCCTTTTGCAAAAAAGATCTTGGCTTAATGCCTTCTGATTCTATGCCTAGGTTGTATATTTGGTTAACTTTTTCTACTAATAAATCATAGTCTGGTATTATACCGATAGAAGATTTTCCATATATCTCATAAAGAGTATCGTGAAGCGCATACTTTTTTCTGGATTCCGAATTTGACCCTTGTATGTTTTTCTTAGATGAAGCCATCTCATATAATGGAAGAGCATAAAAAATATGATCCCATTTCATACCGTATCTAAGTGACTCAAAGCCAGCTTTTGGTACTATAGCTTCTGCTACGGAGGTCTTGCCACTGCCGGCTTTGCCAGCTAGACCTATGATAATAGGTTGTTGTTTTTTAAATGTTGTATTATTCATGTAGTGTATTATATCACGCTTTCTGGTAAGATGACATTCTTTTTTCAAGTTGATCCAAAAATTGGTTACATAGTTGATCAGGTTCCCAAACTATATTTCTACTAACTTGGACAACCCTAAAGTTAAACTCTTGCTTAACATCTTCTATAGTCATTAAGAGGGGCAACAATGCTTTATTTTTGCATTTCCATTTGCCATTTATGTGATTTGCTACCACAGCCGAATCGGTATATATTATTGGATCTAGGAATCCAGACATGCTACAAACAAGAAGGCCTGCAATTACAGCTTCGTATTCTGCCTCATTATTACTTCTAGATCCAAGCCCTCTTGCAAATTGAGCTACCTTTTTTCTGTTCTTGTAGACTACAGTAGCGCACGACGCTTCCCCTATTTTTTTTTGGCCCTGACCTCTTGAAGCTCCATCGCAAAAAACTTCTATATGCATATACCTGCTACAGCTTTACGTAACATTCTATATTTCTTTCTTTGGCTACATCGACAAGCTTCTCTTCTTGTTTTGTGGTAGTGATTATCATAGTTGCAAACAGTAAATAATTCTTTGACTTATACCTTACTTGAGTTGGGTAGTCTAATATTTTTCTTGTTTCAGAATAGAATTCTTCCGGTGTTTCCACGCACTTATAGTGCGCTATATATTTTATTGACATTACCATGGGGTGTACTCGCTTTCGGAATGCATGCCTTTGTCTTCTCTTGCTGAAGCTATCTGCATGGATTGGACTTTGTCCATTAATTTTCTAGCAGACTCGGAAGCTATTCTAGAAGAAGTCTCCATAGACTCTGCTAGGTTAACTATTGCCTCTGCGGTTACCATGGCTTCGTACTCGTCTTCTGCTGCGGTCAAAGCAGATGCTTCTCTTTCCGCTTCGTTCTTGCCATTTCTATTTTTCTTGTAGACTCTCTTATATCTACCTTCTACTATCTTATAATGAGCTCTAGCCATACCAGCAAATCTAGCTGCTCTACCAAAAGCATTTGACGTTTTAGCTACAAGGTTTGCTAGGTCATGGATGCCCAAATCTACATTATCCATATCCGGTATTTCAATAAAATACTTTTTATAGTTTTCCCCTGCAGCGTAGGCATTAAGTACTTCTGTTATTTGAGGGCTTAAAAAATCACTTAGTAGAGTATGTAGTGTTCGTAGATTTTGATCTTCCAATTTTTTATTCCTTTACAAATTTAAAAAGATCCTCTAAATTTGAGGATGCTATTATTGATTTAATTTTATCTCTTATATCTTTTAAATGTTCCCTAACTGTGTTAGGGTGTTCTGTTATTCTTTCTGCTATTTCGGAAGACTTCTTACCATCAACAAACCTCCATTTTAGCAGCTGCCTCTCCTGAATGGATAGCTGGGTGAAAGGTTCTGCTGCAGTAGCCCCAAGAACCCACATTTCATCTATTGATTCAACGCATAATAATTTTGCTAGATCATACTCTACAGGAGGAGCCTTGAACCCTACTTGTTGCTCCCCTTCTTCTGGTTCGTAATCATCATCTGTTATAAGGGGAAATGTTTTCCTTCCTAACTGATCTATTAAAAATGTATCAACATTTTTCTTTAGCAAATAGAAGAAGTAACTATAAAGAAATGCGCTAAATGGTATCGGTCCCTTTTCTGAATCTTTTCTTTGGTACCTCCCTATGCACTGGAAGAATGTCATGTCGACAGTTTGCCTGATGTCTTCTTCGTCCCCATACCTTTTTGCCATGTAGGTTATTCCCCTCATGGCTTCGTTCACTATTTTCAAAGCGGAAGGGTTCATCTTGTTTCTTACTAACGCTAGCCTTGCGTAATTGTCTTTTATAAAAAGAGCTATGAACCTTCTTATGTCATAGTCCCCCAAGTTGTACTTTCCGGTAATAGAGCATCGTTGAATATTTTGTTAAAAAATTATTAAAAACTTTTAACAATTCATTTTGCGCGGACATGTTTCCATCTTTTGCTTTTTGTATTAAGTCTTGCATTTCGTTTTCTTCTAAAGTGTAATACTGTTCTTTGTACGCCGCCATTTTATTTGCCTTCCCATTTGTATATTAATTCAAAGTAATAGTCCCTGATATCTTCATAGAAGATTACGTTAGGTACTTCTAATTCTTCGACAAACTTTTTAGCTTCGGTTGAGTACCTGCTTATGATCATCGTGAACTTACTAAACTCTTCTGGATAATACCTTTTGAATCTTTTAATTTTAATTTTACTTTTTTCATCTAGATAGCCTTTTATCTCAATCCATTCTTGAGTTTTATTAAAATAAAAATCAGGAGTATAAGATTTAGTTCCCCTTTTAATTGGATATGTAAAAACCTTTGGTTCAAATTCGAAATCTATTTTATATATAAGAGCAAGCCTTGCGAAGTTTGCTTCCCAATTAGACCTTACGTTTATTCCTATGTCTTCTCTGTACCCAGTTTTTGTATACCTGTACAAGTTGCCTTTGCCGCCTTTGGCTGATACACTATCCTCTTGCGGTATATTTTTATTTAAATATTTCTTAGCAGCGGCTTTAAAATTCGGATGTTTTGATTGAAAAGATTTTTCCAAAAAAAACTCGTCTGGCTTGACAACTGTGATGCTCATGAGATATCCTTACTGCTTGTTAGTTATACCTATTATATAATACTTTTAAATAAAATACAAGTTAACCACTCAGAATAGGAAAATAAAATGACAACATTAAACTTATTAGTTAATAATTTTGTAGCTGATATGCAGAGCTCGGCAGTGAAGACTCTCGAACTGCTCGGTTACAGCACAGATGATGCAATCAAAGTAGTTATCGAAAGCGACAACGGCATCGACCTTGTAGCTGACTCAGTTAATAACGCAACTTACAGTATCTAATTTAACTTAATTAAACAACTTAGCCCAGGGCCTTTCGGCTCTGGGCTTTTTTGTTGCGCATAACTCCGGTTGCACAAACACCGGACTTTGCATGGTCGCAGAAAGAACAGACTCTTTCATTCGACGTGGTAGGGAAGCTTATGTCATTTCTTATCTTGTTACCCTGTTCGATAAGGTTATCGTAGGCAGCTTGAATATCTTCGTCAGTAAACAAATGGCCCTTGCGCTTACCTGATCTTAGGTAATAAAGCTCCGCATAGATCTGCTTGTCAGGGTACGCTAGCTTGGCTGCCAGAGCGTATATGCCGAGTTGTAGGTTGTCTTTAATCGATTTCTGCGATACTTCCCACTTACCCGTTTTATAATCTATAATCTCGATTCTGTCGTCGTATTCATCGACTCTATCTATGAAGCCATTAACATTAAATGGGCCTACAATAAAGTTAAAACCCATTTCTTTATGTTTAATATGTAGGGTCTCACCGGAATGTCTATCGTAGAATTCGTTTAATATCTCTTTGCCAACAGATATAAGCTCAGAGTTAATAATAGAATTAGGATCCCACTCAGACTTCTTTTGTTCATAAGAATTAAAA